CGGAGCCTGAACAACTCCGGTGACTTCTGCGCATTTAAGGGGACTTAAATGCGACCACAATCTGAACTCCTCACCTTGTCACAGATGCAGAAATGCACCTGCGATTTTCTGCATTCTGCGGTTTCCGTTAAGGAGGCCGTATGACTCTGCCAGTAGACGGGATCAAACTCCATCGCGGTAACTTCGCGGCCATTGGCCAGCAGATTCAGCCATTGCTGGATGCCGGGCAATGCTTCCGCCTGCAGGTAAAGCCTTGGCGTGAGAAGCGTAGCCTGTCGCAGAACGCGCTCAGTCATATGTGGTACACGGAAATAAGCGAATACCTGATTAACTCCGGACGCACCGACGCGACGCCTGAGTGGGTAAAACGCAACCTCAAAAAAACCTACCTCGGATGCGAAGAGGTGACCTACACCGACTTCATCACTGGCGAGAAAACCACAACGTGGGAGCCGCGTCACACCGCTGACCTCGACACCGGGGAAATGCATATCTTCCTGGTGAAGGTTGAAATGTGGTGCGCCCAGTTCGGCCTGGTCCTGACAATTCCGAACGGTTGCGAGTACCAGCAGCTGCGCGATAAGCAGGAGGCATGATGTCTACTCCACTTTCCCGCGTCATCACCAACGAAATCTTCCGCGTTCCGGCGCTCCGCCAGCGCAAGGTCGTGGTTAAGCCGTCCGACATCCCGACCCTGAAAGACTACACCGCCCGTCTGGTGGATCAGAAATGGCTGCGTCTCGCGGCGAGGAGGGCGCATGGCTAATTTATGCAAAGCGGCACGCGGCCGCGAATGTCAGGTCCGCATCCCTGGCGTCTGCAACGGCAATGCTGACACCTCGGTACTGGCCCACATCCGTATTGCTGGACTCTGCGGTACCGGAATCAAGCCGCCTGACCTGATCGCCACCATCGCATGCAGCAGTTGCCACGACGAGATTGATCGCCGCACCCGCCTGGTCGATGCGGAATATGCAAAGGAGTGCGCGCTTGAAGGCATGGCTCGCACGCAGGTTATCTGGCTGAAAGAGGGGCTCGTGAAGGTATGAATATTTACGATATCACGCCAGTCAGCAAACCCCGCATGACTCAACGGGACCGGTGGGTAAAACGTCCGGCAACAGCGGCATATTGGGCTTTTAAAGCCGAAGTGCGCCAGCTCGGGATCTGTCTGCCTGAGTCCGGATATCACGTCACCTTCGTCATTCCCATGCCGAAGAGCTGGAGCCAGAAGAAGCGCGCGCAACTGAACGGCCAGGCTCATCAGCAGAAACCGGATAAAGACAACCTGGAAAAGGCGCTACTCGATGCCATTTTCGACGACGACAGCCGCGTCTGGGATGGTCGGGTAACAAAACTTTGGGGAGAGAAGGGGCAGATCATTATTGGGGAGTGCGCGCCGTGACCAGAGACGAGATAACCCGATACCAGGCCGAAAGCGTTAAGCGCGCCAGCATGCCGCCAGTAGCAAAGCACAGCCAGACCAAAACCAATCAGCCACATAAGGAAGCCGCATGAACAGTCAGCAACTTGAATACGTACGTCAGCAGCTCATTGTGGCGACCGCAGATCTGAGCGGGGCGACGAAAGGGCAACTGGTAGCTTTCGCCGAGAACGCCCAATTCACCGCTACGGCGCGCAGCCGGGGCCGGAAAAAGGTATTCGACAAGGATAAGCAGCGTATGGTCAACCCAGACGGCCCACCGATGAGCGGCAGCCAGTCCCGCGCTAAAGGCTCATCCATCGCGCTGATGGGGCCGGTTGAGTTCGTGACCGCATCGTGGCGCCGCGCCGTCCTGTCGCTTGAAGACCACCAGAAAGCATGGTTGCTGTGGAACTACAGCGAGAACGTTAGCTTTGAGCACCAGGTGGCTATCACCCAGTGGGCGTGGGCAGAGTTCCGGGAGCAGCTCGGCGCGAAGAAGGTGGCCGGCAAGACGATGGAGCGCCTGAAGAAGCTTATCTGGCTGGCGGCGCAGGACGTCAAAGCGGAGTTGGCGGGCCGTGAGACATACGAATATCAGGCGCTGGCGGAGCTGGCTGGCGTAGCGAAATCTACATGGACGGAAACGTATTTGCCTCACTGGCTGGCGATGCGTAACAGCTTTAAGCGACTCGATAGCGGTGCGCTTATCTCAGTAACGCGATCACGTTCACAACAAAAGGCGACAAATTTAGATGTAAGTCTTGCAAAACCGAACTGAAACGCATATATTTCATGTAAATCTGATATCGTCGCCATAGCTTTGATTGTCGACACAAAGAATTCAAGCCCGAGGTTAACGCCTTGGGCTTTTTCATATCTGCACAACAGGAAAGAGCATTCTCCCGTATGGGGCTTGGCTTAAATGCACCGAGTGCTCTATCCGTTGTGGTGTAACTCAATTCCCGCTTGCGGGTTGAATGGGTAGAGTAATGCATCAACTGGCATAGCCAGCAGGGCAGGCATGATGCTAATGCTGAACCTGAGTATCGGTTCGAGTCCGATCGCCACACACTAAACCCAGCCAGGGTATTACGGCCAGAGAGCCGACATTGCCTTACCCTCATCTTCCCGGCCTGTCGCCGGGTTTTTTATTTCAGGCTCCGGGAACCATCATCGACACGCCTACTTGTTAAATCGTCCCGAGGGCCTGACCCCTTTCAAACACACAGCCCCCGCTTTTAAGCCGGAGGTTAGAGACTATGAAAATGCATAACGATCCCCACTCCTGGACGGAGTTTATCGAACTACTCCACAGCTGGTGGCGTGGCGAAACGCCGATGGGAGCCGTATTGCTATCGGTTGCCATGGCCGCATTGCGAATCGCTTACGGCGGTGGCGGCTGGAAGAAAATGATTCTTGAAGGAGCGATCTGCGGAGCTCTGACCCTTACCGCTGTGTCAGCTCTTGATTACTTCAACCTCCCACAGTCCCTGTCGATCGCTATCGGTGGCGCGCTCGGTTTTGTTGGCGTAGAGCAGGTTAAGGTTATGGCTTCCCGGGTGTTTAATTCTCGCTTTGGAGGCGGTGATGCAAACCAGTGAAAAAGGCATTGCCCTGATCAAGCAGTTTGAAGGCTGCAAGCTCACCGCCTACCAGGACAGCGTGGGCGTATGTACGATCGGCTATGGATGGACTCAGCCCGTCGACGGCAAACCTGTCCGCTCCGGGATGACGATTAAGCAGGAAACGGCAGAGCGTCTGCTTAAGACCGGACTGGTCAGCTACGAAATCGACGTGTCCCGCCTGGTTAAAGTGGGTCTGACTCAAGGGCAATTCGATGCTCTGGTGTCGTTCACGTATAACCTCGGCGCCCGGTCACTGTCGACATCGACCCTTCTGCGAAAACTCAACGCCGGTGATTACGCTGGTGCTGCCGATGAGTTCCTGCGCTGGAATAAAGCTGGCGGCAAAGTCCTGAATGGGCTGACCCGTCGGCGTGAGGCGGAGCGCGCTCTGTTCCTGTCTTGATCGGCGAACTGGTAAGGCGTTACTGGCTGCAGCTGTTTGTGGTTGCCGTAATTGGCGTGCTGGCGTTCTTCGTTAACCACTACCGCGATAACGCCACTACCTACAAAGCCCAGCGCGATAAAGCCACTGAACAGCTCAGCCTGGCTAACGCTACCATTAAAGACATGCAGACCCGCCAGCGTGATGTCGCTGCACTGGATGCCAAATACACCGGAGAACTGGCTGATGCGAAAGAAACCATTGAGCGTCTGCATAGCGATGTCATTGCTGGCCGTAAGCGGCTGCAGCTCAACGCAAACTGTCCCGCTAACGGAACGACCAGCACCGGCGGCCTGGGCGATGCTACCGGCCCCCGACTTACTGACTCCGCTGAACGGGATTATTTCACCCTCAGAGAGCGAATCGTCACAGTGACGAAGCAGGTCGGCTATCTGCAGGACTACATCAAAGAGCAGTGCTTAAAGTGAGGTAATCATGGCATTAGAAGGCAGTCAAAACCCATCCAAGTTCCGTGAGGAATGGGATAAGCAGACAGAAGGGAAATAGCTCAATGGGTACTGTTATCAAGGGCTGGAAAGTAATGCTCCTGACCAAGGAGGGGCATGATTCTGGAAAGGCACCAGAGCAGGTCGGCTGGCAACATACCAATGATCCGGACATTCGTGATGGGGTGTTGATTATTAAAAATGGAACTGACACCCACGGCGTACCGCTCAACATCATTCACGGCTTCAGCATCGAAGCTGTAAGGGCTGAATGACATTACAGAAGCTCTTCACCGAGGGGCTTCGATAATGATCTGTGTAACCCCGCAAGGATGGTGATCACATCTTGCTGACGGGTAAGCCGTAAGTGGCTAAGCACTTCTGAGAAGCAGGGCAACAGCTGCGACACGTGGAGAACAAAATGGCTACCGTCTACCGAATCACAATCACCAAAAAATCCAAAGAGTCCTTCACTGGGCTCATGACCCGAAGCCAGCCAGAAATCGTCAATGGTTTTGTCGCCCTGGCAATGGATGACGGAAAATGGCGCTACTTCAGCCAGGACAGCATTGATGACTTCCTGTTTGAACCAGTAGAGCAGCCAGCAGAGCAAGCAACGGAGTAACCCATGGCTAACGATGACGAGCGCAGGCCATACCCGCCAGTTAACTTCATCGACTCCGACAACTGGCAGCCATACACCAGGCTGATACCCGCTAACGAAGTGCATGAGTGGATAAACCGCCAGATCCTCAGCGATACCGGCAGCATCCATAACCCTGACCACGAACACCTGCTAGAGGCTGATCTCTGCTTCATGTGGGCGTCTGGCTCATTCGCGAAGAAAGGGCGCTACGTTCTCGGTCAGGCTGAGCAGGTAATGCTCCGCGCCGGTGGCTGGCAGAAGGCCAGGATGGAACAGCAGATGTATGAATGGTTCGGTCGCATCCCGAAGTTCATCATCACGCTGGCAGCCGATTACTGCTCACAATGCAGTGACCTGGAGTTCTGCGCACTGGTAGAGCATGAGCTTTACCACATCGCACAGGCTACGGATGATTTCGGCGCGCCCAAGTTCAACAAAGATACCGGGCAGCCAGCGCTTACATTGCGCGGCCACGACGTCGAAGAATTCACTGGTGTCGTACGTCGATATGGTGCCAGCAAAGAAGTACAGGAGCTCGTTGATGCGGCCAATACGCCAGCAGAAGTGGCTCACATCGATATAGCCAGGTCATGCGGGACGTGCATGTTGAAGCTGGCGTAACGCTTTATTCAGATTGTCATGGAGGTAGCCTGTGGCAGCATTATCGACAGAGGTTAAAGCCTTCATCGTTCAGTCACTGGCCTGCTACGAGACCCCGGTAAAAGTCATTGAGCTTGTAAAGGCTGAATATGGCATCGATGTGTCACGGCAGCAGGTGTCGCAATATACGCCTGGCAACGCAATGGCGGCCAAGTTGAGCCAGAAGTGGATTGACCTGTTCAACGCCACCCGTAAGCGATTCCAGAATGAAATCGCCGACATCCCGATCGCAAATAAAGCGTACCGGTTGCGCGTTCTCGACCGAATGGCGACCAATGCTGAAAAGATGAAGAACTACGGCATGACCTCGCAACTTATCGAGCAGGCCGCCAAAGAAATGGGAGATGCCTACACCAATCGCCAGAAAGTCGAGCATACAAGCCCTGATGGCAGCATGACTCCGCAGCCGACAATCATCCAGCTACTACCTGTTGAGCCGAAAGCATGAGTGAAGCCGTTCAACTGCCGATCCCCGCTAAGCTTGCGCCACTGTTCACCGCCGTGAATAAGCGTTACCGGTGCTCGCACGGTGGACGTGGCAGCGCCAAGACGCGCACATTCGCACTGATGACTGCAGTAAAGGCGTATCAGTCGATGATGAACGGTGAAAGCGGCGTGGTGCTCTGCGCGCGTGAGTTCATGAACTCGCTGGAAGAGTCGAGCATGCAGGAGGTGAAACAGGCGATCCTGTCTGTTCCATGGCTGGCTTCCAACTTTGACATCGGCGAGAAGTACATCCGCACCATCGACAAGAGCGTTAACTACGTGTTCTGCGGTCTGCGGCATAACCTCGACAGCATCAAGTCGAAAGCGCGCATCCTGCTCTGCTGGGTGGACGAGGCTGAATCAGTCAGCGAAATAGCCTGGCAGAAACTGAGCCCGACCGTTCGTGAGGAAGGTTCAGAGATTTGGGTGACGTGGAACCCGGAGCGTGACGGTAGCGCCACGGACAAGCGTTTCCGCAAAGAGGCTGGCGACGACTGCATCACCGTTGAGATGAACTACACTGATAACCCGTGGTTCCCTGACGTGCTGGAAGGTGAGCGACAGAACGATCAGCGCCGCCTCGACCCGGCAACATACGCATGGGTGTGGGAGGGGGCTTATCTCGAAAACTCCGATAAGCAGGTGCTGGCCGGGAAATACCGGATCGCTGAGTTCTCGGACCAGCTATGGAAAGAGGCCGATCGACTGTTCTTCGGTGCTGACTTCGGTTTCGCCAAAGACCCTAACACGCTGGTGCGTTCGTTCATCCTGCATAACCGGCTGTACATCGAATACGAGGCATACGGGCAGCAGACAGAGCTCGACCACATGCCAGAGTTGTACGACACAATTCCCGGCTCGCGTGACTGGCCCATCAAGGCCGACTCCGCGCGACCCGAGACGATCAGTTATCTCAAGCGGCAGGGCTTCAACATCTCGGCTGCCGAGAAATGGCAGGGTAGTGTTGAGGACGGCATAGCCCATCTTCGTGGGTTCGACGAAATCATTATCCACCCACGCTGTAAGAATGTTGCCAGAGAGGCGCGCATGTGGTCGTACAAAACGGACCGCATCACCGGTGAGGTGTTACCGAAGCTCGCAGATGGATATGAGCATTGTTGGGACGGTATTCGCTACAGCCTCGACGGACACATTAAGCGTAAGGCCCAAATGGCTGGAATGATGATTCCTAAGCGGCTGCAGGTGAGGCGATAGATGTATGAAGATTTTTCTGGCATGGTTATCCCTCTGAATTGAGTGGGGTACAAAATGTTAGAGGACGAGCTAAAGAAAATATGTGTCTCAGCGCGGATAGCAAGGGATAAAACATCGCGATTGCCTGATCAGCATCTTTGCAAAGAAACAAGCTTAGCTATCTGTTACTCAGCAGCAGAGATTGGGATGAGCCCATGCCTATGCCAAGGGAAATTTAGGGATTCATACGGGGTTGAGAGAGATCATTATTGGGTTAGGATCGAAGGTGTGATTTATGACGCTACAGCAGACCAATTCGATGAATGTTTAGAACCTGTCTATATTACTGCTGAACGAAATGACAGCCGATACCAAGAAGAATGCTTTGTAATATTTAACGAAACAGTAATCAAAATCCTCAAAAATATGAAATAGGTCGCTCCGGCGGCCTTTTTTATTGCCATAAATCCACCAACGGACAATCCATGACTGACAAATTAACTCTCGCCGTCAACCATGCGTTGAACGATGCGCGGATGGCGCGCGCCCGTATGGGGCTGATGGCGCCG